ATCAACTTCTGTAGAACAAATTGATGAGAAGGCACCAAAAATTGGTGTTGATAGCGTAGCACAACAACGTAAGATGGATGCTGCCCATGCAAAAGCTATGGGACGCTCAGTAAGAACGGGACGTAAGCTTCCAAAGAAATCAATGACATCTACTCAAAAGTCTTTAGCTTCAATGAGCGAAACTGTTTCTGAAGAAGAAACTCTAGCAACTAATGCTAATAAAGAATTGCAAGATCGTGAAAAGAAAGAAAAGATCGTAAAGCGTTCTAAAAGAGAAATGAAAAAGAAAGACGATGCTGAGATTGAATCAAAGGCACGTCGTGATGGTGGTCCAGCTGATGTATCAGAAGAAGGTGGCGCAGGCGACCAAGGTACTGATAAATTGGTGAACAAATATAAAAAGGATACACCAAATTGTTAAGATTTACTCAGTATCTTGCTGAAGGTATCAAGCTTAAATTGATCCGAGGCAAAGATCAAGATGTACTTAAGATGTGGGATACGAAGGAAAAGAGTTGGGTCGAGCTGAGAGGTAAACCCGGTTTTGAAAGAAAATACGACGCCAAAGATCCGTTACATAAAGCAATTGCTGCTTTGGGGAAGTCTGCTAATATATCTGACTTCGTAAATGGAGATGAGGTAAGTATTAATCCAAACCATCCTGATGGTAAGAAGGCACTAAAAACAATAAAAGGTCTGATGAAATGATTAGTTTTAAACAGTTTTTAGAAGAAGGCACACTAGATGAAGGCTCCGAATCATGGGAAGCCGGATATAAAAGACGCGTGGTAAAAACTACAAAACCTGAGCATAAAGCAAAAGGTCACAATTGGCGTATCAAAGGTAAAGATCGTCCTGAGATCTCAATTAAGCTTTATAAAGAAAAACCTTCACAGGCTGAGTTTAATAAACAGATGCGCAGAGTAGCGGGGCACGAGTTCGGTGGATAGATTTAGTAAATATACAGAAGATCGTATCGATGCTATTTGCGAAGAGTGCGATCTATATGAAGATCTAGAGATTACAGAGTCAGAGTTTGAAGGAAAGAAAGTCAAACTCAATGATCCTATTCGTACTTCTGAGAACCCTAATAAGAAATTTAAGGTTTACGTTAAGAACGACAAAGGTAACGTTGTGGTAGTTCGCTTCGGCGATCCAAACATGGAGATCAAAAGAGATGATCCTGCTAGACGTAAAAGCTTTAGAGCTCGACACGGTTGTGACAATCCTGGCCCTAAGTGGAAAGCCAAGTATTGGTCATGTTACCAGTGGAGAGCCGGCGCAAGTGTCGATAACTAATAAATATCAATAAAACTACAAAGGGTAAACCTATGAGACGTTTCAAAAATCATATTGAGCTTGACAAAGGTATGAAAGAAGAAGTTGAACTAAATGAAGCTTCTTTTTCTGCTGATGTTACTTCTGAACCAGGACCTTTAAAAAGATATGTTAACACTGCTTTGAAAAAAGGCTTAAAAACTAAAGTAGTTAGACACGGTGGTGCAACTGAAGTTATTTTAACTGGTGATAGAGATGTTATTACCAAGTTTTTGAAAAGTCAAAGATTTTCTGCTAAAGAAATCGAGCGCGGCTTTGCTAAAATGTCAGAAGCTTACAGACCTCCTACAGCAGCTGAAATCAAAAAAGATAAAGAGCGTGAAAACGCTGGCAAAAAACGTCCAAGTATGGATCATAAATCTGTATCTAATAAGCTGTATGTAAACATGCGTCCAAAGCTTAAAGAAGAAGAAATTGCAGAAGCCATTAAGGCTTATTGCTTAGAAGAAAACATTTCTGCCGACGATTTGGCTGATATGAACGAAGAACAACTTGATGAAATCATCGGTAAAGTTGTAGGTGGCGCTGTTAAGATGGCAGCAAAAGGTGCTTATAGAGCAGCTGTGAATAAGCAAGGTAATTTTAGATTATCTAGTGCAGGCAGAGCAGATAGAGCTGAAAAAAGAGCTGCTGCTATGGAAAAGAAAAATAAAGATCGTGAACGCATTAGAGCAGCTCAAAAGAGATTACAAGCTGCTAAGCAAAAAGCACGACAAAAATAATAAATAAACCATAAGAGCTTATAAGGAGAACAAAAATGGCATCTTGGGGTAAAACTGACAGCGCAGCGGACGCACCAAAGTATTTGGAAGACGATGCGAACAACACTAACAAGTCACATGACAAAGACAACGCAATCTTTGTAGACTTGACAGAGGCAGGAGTAGCAGCTAACCGTGCAAAAGGTATTAAAACACCTGGTTGGAACCTGTATAATACTTACACAACAGCTGACGGCCGTACACGTCACATTGTAGAACCATTGGTAACAATGAAAGTTTCTGCAACTGACGCAGGCGACGCTGGTGTAACAGGTAATACAGCGGTTGAAGATACTATCGTGGCTGACAGCTAATACTTGGTTGATATAGAATGAAATTGACAGAATCAACCTTTCTGTTATTTGCTTCCAAATATTATGATAATCCTCACTGCTCTGATATTGTAGAGTTTGAGGAAGATCTGAAAAGATTTCAATATTTGCGCAAACTATTTGGAAGGTATAGACAAGATAATGATTTAAAAGAAAGGTTGATTCTAAACCACTTAATAATCATTTATAATGTATTTGGACATGAAGCTACTAATATGTTGTTTATGAAGCTTCACGAGTATCATGAATATTTAAAACCATTCGTTGAGTATTTAAATTTTATGCCTCGTGAAATTATCTACGACGATATTCGTATTCATAAAGATAATATTAAGAGCGATCAAATAATCAAGGATAAACTCGAAGGAATCTGACCTATGGTCGTTGACTTATTTTTAGTATACCAATTCATACGACGTCTCGCCACACCGTTTGATAAGTGGGATGCGTATAAGGAAGGTATCATTGACGATAAAGGTAAAGTCCTAATTAAAAAGAAAGACTTTACTAATAGCCGCCAGCGTAAAGCTTGGGGGATCTTTGATATTATGATTGCAAATCTTAAGAAGATTCTCGGTAAAGTTCCAGGCGGACAATCTCGTCTTGCTTCATACGCTGCAGCACTCTTTCTAATTAAAGAATACAAAGCATTTACCGATGAGTCTATGCTTACAGAAGATCTTACTGAAGAAGATCTAGAAGAATCATTACTATTATTTAATGACCGATATGTCAATTATATCACAGAAGAAAGCGATGTCAAGGATTTATTGATAGAAAAGCTTAAAAAGTCTGATGATATGGGTACATGGATTAAAGATTTCTATGACTCAGATGCTCCTCAATTCAAAGGCAAATCAAAAGAAAAACGTCGTAAGATGGCGGTTGCTGCAAAGCTAGCTGCTATGGATGAAGAGATCCATCCAGATGTAGTAAAAGCTTATAAGAAAACTCGAGACGCTGAGCATAAGCACGGAGAGTATAGCACAACTGCTACTAAGAGAGCTGTTACAAGAACTGCGAATACTTTATCTAAAAAAATCAAGCAGCATCATCCAGGTCTTGATATGCAAGGTAATATTAAGCTTCGCACTCAATTGCAAAATATGAAAGAAGAAGCAGATTTAGATGAACTATCAATGTCACTTAAAGATATTCAAAAAACTGGCCTTAATAAAAAAGCATACGGCACTGATAAAGATAAGCTAAAGAAAGATCTTGAAAGACTTAGAAAAGGTTTGAAGAAAGAAAGTCTTGAAGAAGCTGCCGCACCTCGCTGGAAACGTGCAGGCCCTAACGGCGAGATTCAAGCTACCGTCAATGGTAAGAAATATCAAATTGAAAAATCATTAGATCATAACGAGCGCCATAGAGGCGAGTGGAAAGTTATGGTGTGGGACAAGCGCAGAAGCAGCTGGGAATGGGAAACAACTGAATACGGTAAAGCCAATGCTAAGGCATGGATTATGGATAGATTACAAGAAGAGCCTGCAAACAATGTAAGTTCTGGTAATATTGCAGGTATGGACGGATCTGCATTTTCTAAGGAAGCGCAAAAGCGCTGGACATCACAAAATAAATCATCTAAAAAGAAAAGACTGAGAGATATAATGGGAGATCGTAAATGATTACTTTAGAACAATTCAGTGCTATGATTCCTAAAAATAAAGATCCTGAATCATGGTACGAAGCTGCAACTGAACTATTTGAAGCTTATGAAATTAATACACCAAACCGTATTGCTGGTTTTATGGCACAGTGTGCTCATGAATCACTTGACTTTACTCGGTTGGAAGAAAACCTTAATTATAGCGAAAAGGCATTGAACTCAGTGTTTGGTCGTTACTTTGGCGCGGGGAAAAGAGATGCTAAAGATTATGCAAGGAATCCAGAGAAGATTGCGAACTATGTTTACCAAGATGAATTCAGAAGTAAGCGAGGAGCAATGGGTAATGTTCATGACGGCGATGGGTGGCTCTTCAGGGGCCGTGGAATCAAGCAGCTTACTGGCCGCAACAATTACACAGCGTTTGGCAAAACAGTCGGAATGTCAGCAGAAGAAGCAGCAGAATATGTAGCAACACCTAAAGGTGCTATCGAATCTGCATGTTGGTTCTGGAAAACAAATAAACTTGAAAAATGGGCCGATAAGGGTGACAATGTAGGGTTGACAAAAAAGATTAATGGTGGTACTATAGGATTAGATGATAGAAATCGTCGTTGGGAAGAAGCATTAGCTATTCTTGGAGGTGAAGTACCAGCACCGGCACCAAAGGCTGCACCTAAGGCAGCAGGTAGCCGTACATTGCGCAAAGGCATGCAGGGTGATGACGTTAAGCGCATGCAAGAAGTTCTTGGTATTGCTGCAGATGGAGACTTTGGTTTCGGCACATTGACAGCAGTAAAGAAATGGCAGAAGCTAAATGGTCTTGCAGCAGATGGGATCGTAGGTCCTGCAACACAAGCCAAGATGTTTGGATGAATAAATAGATAAACAAATCACTAAAAAGGAGAGCTACTATGGCTTTGGAAGATATTGTAAAAGCGGCTATGGAAAGAGAGCCACTTAAAATTAAAGAAGCGTTTGAGTCTGAAATGGAAACTCGCATCATGGCTGCTTTGGAAGAAAAGTACAAAACTGCTCTGAAAGAAGCAGATGAAGATGAGGATGAAGACGACGACGAAGATGATGAAGACGAAGATGAGGATGAGGACGACGACTAAGTCTCCTTACAAACATTGATGTTTGCATCGATTAAAATTGCTATCGTAGTAGTGGTGCTAGCCACCGGCGGTGTTGGATATATGTATGTCCAAAAGTTACAATCAGATTTAGAAACTGCACGCGCAAATGTTGCTAAAATGGAAGTAGCTGTACAAACTGCCGAGGCTAGCATTGCTACGTTAAGAGCAGATCAAGCACAAATGCAACAATTAAATCAGACTCTGCAAGCCGATTTGCAGAAAGCAGAAGCATACGGCGATGATCTTCGTGGTAAACTTCAAAGACATAATTTAACAAACCTAGCTTTAAAAGAGCCAGGTAAACTTGAAGGAAAGATGAATGGCGCTACAGCAAAACTTTGGCGCGAGCTTGAGCAAGAAACTGGCGGCGATGGGTCTGACCCTCTTCCTAGCTGGTTGCGCCCTCGGGAGACCGGAACCGGAGATACAAGTGGTGACGGAAATCCAGAAGACGACGGTGCCGACAGTAGCTCGACCGAAGCCAATCAATCTGACTGATACACGATTATACGTAGTTAATGAAGATAACTTAGAGGATTTCCTCAAAGAGTTTGAAGAAGTTAACGGCAATCGTGCATTTGTAGCATTTAGTGTGAAAGATTATGAGAACTTAGCTTTAAACATAGCTGAGATGAGAAGATATATCCAACAGCAAGGCGAAATAATTGTATACTATGAAGGGGCTGTTACTAAGCCGGAATAAATATTCCAAAGTATACAAGAGGACATGCAGTTGGACGAATTAAGAACAGACGTCGCACTTATTAAAAAAGACATTAAAACTATCGAAAGATATTTCGGTAAGTTTGATTCTGCATTAGAACAAATGGCAGAGATGTCTGAGCGAGTTGCAGTTCAAGGCGAGATGCTTAAGAATTGCCACGACAAGATAGAAGATCTTGAAGAAAGAATAGATATTCACAAACAAGAAGATGTTGCTCGTGCCGCTGTAATGACAGATCGCTTGGAGCAATATCGCATTTCTTCTAAGGAAGATCATCAAAGATTATCTGACCAAAACGCTCTTAACAGGGCCGAACGTAATCGTGAGATTATGGAAGCTCTTGCTAAGCTAAACGGAGCGTTA